AATCACAGTTGGTCGATCAGCAGCAATGGCTGTATATCAATTCAAAGGATTCCATCCTTCTGGTGCTGCAAAGGCTAGGCAGTTAAATCAGTCTTATGGTCGTAATCCAGATTATAAGTATCAGATTTATTGTCGTAAAGAAGGTGGATATCGTGACATGACAGAATATGAACGACAAAAGGTTGATAGTAAAACATCAACACTTCATCACATGGAAAGTAGAGCAGTTAAGCTAGACAGTTTTAAGGAACAACAATGAACGACATTACTGAAGAGCGCATTACATTTAAACCATTCAAGTATCCGTGGGCATACGATGCTTGGTTGCAACATGAGCAAAGCCATTGGCTGCACACTGAAGTGCCAATGTCTGAGGATGTTAAAGACTACAAGAAACTGAACAAGGATGAGCAGGAGTTTCTAACAAAGATATTGCGCTTCTTTGTGCAGGGTGACTTGGATATTGGTAGCGGATACCATGACCATTACATCCCTGTGTTCAAACAACCAGAGGTGAAGATGATGTTGTCAGGCTTTGCTTCACGCGAAGCTTTGCATGTGGCAGCATACGCTCACTTGATTGAGACACTGGGGTTGCCTGAATCTACATACAATGAGTTCTTGCAGCACAAGGAAATGGTGGAGAAGCATGAGTATGTGCAGCGTCTTGATAGCGCACCAATGGCTGCGAAGATTGCCACCATCTCTGCGTTTGGTGAAGGCATGCAGCTGTTCTCCAGCTTTGTCATGCTGCTCAACTTCGCACGCAATGGCAAGCTGAAGGGGTTGGGTCAGATCATTGCATGGTCTATTGTTGATGAGACACAACATGCTGAAGGAATGATTAAGGTATATCGTGAGTATGTTAAACACCACCGTGATGAAACTACACCTGAGCAGATCAAAGCAATTGCTGAAGAAATGGTTCAGATTGAAGATGCTTTTATTGATCTTGCTTTTGGTATGCTTGATGTTGAGAAGCTTACCAAAGACGAAGTGAAACAATACATTCGTTACATTGCAGATCGCCGCCTCATTTCGATGGGCATGAAAGGCATCTACAAGATCAAGAAGAATCCTCTGCCTTGGGTTGATGGTATGTTGGGAACATCACATACTAACTTCTTTGAGCAGCGTGTCACAGACTACAGCAAGGGTGCTACCACTGGTACATGGGATGATGTATGGGGTAAGGCAGCATGACAGACAATGATCGTCTTAAAGAATGTGTAAAGGAGTTCTTTACATATCTAGATTATCAAGAAGAAAGTGATGGTGGTGTGATGTTTAATCCAATAACAATCTCTTGTTGCAGGGTGATGAAGATTGAATCGCTAAATAAACTTCTTGACGAAATGAAAGCACTATCCAATAGCTGACACAATAAGCCCCTATAATGGGGGCTTCATAACTCTTAGGAAATATCTTGGTAACAAAACGTAGACAGGCTCCACATCTTGAACAACCAGTTGAAGTTAAGACTGACAAGAAAACTAACAGCTTGCGAATCAGGCTTGATGATCTAACCACCATCCAACCTAAGACAGCAAAGCAGCGTGAGTTCTTTGATGCCTACAAGGCTGGCGATTACTTCATGTGTCTGCATGGTGTAGCTGGTACAGGCAAGAGCTACATTGCCCTGTACAAAGCCTTGGAAGAGGTGATGGACAAGAGCAATCCCTACACAAGGGTTGTTGTTGTACGCAGCGCTGTGCAAAGCCGTGAGATGGGACACTTGCCCGGCAGTGCTGATGAAAAGATGGAGACATACATCCAGCCCTATCGTCAGATTACATCGGACCTGTTCAATCGTAAGGACGCATGGGACCGATTGGTAGAGCAGGGATATGCTGAGTTCATTTCAACATCGTTCATTCGTGGAACAACATTCACCAACTCAATCTTGTTGGTCGATGAGTTTCAGAACATGAACTTTGAAGAGCTTGATACCATCATCACCCGTGTTGGACACACCAGCAAGATCATCTTCTGTGGTGATGTACGACAGCTTGACCTGCGTAAGAAGGATGACAAGACAGGCTTGCCAAAGTTCCTTGCCATTGTCTCTCGCATGAAAGAGTTCAGCAGGTTTGAGTTTTCGATGGACGATATTGTCCGAAGCAGCTTGGTAAAGAATTACATCATTGCCAAGACAACATTTGATGACGAAGGAACAATATGATAGTTATCAATCTTCGACAGGGCATCGGCATTGACATTGAGTTCAATGAAGATATCTGCCACATTGCTCAGACCGATGAGACTGAATATGGATTGTTTAGTTTCAGTGGTGTCATCATACTGTTGCCATTCTGTAAGATATACATTGGTGACATGGACTATGTATGTGACATGACTGAGGATGTTACATGATTGAAGTTGCTATCAGTGCCGACATGCTTGTTGAAGCACGAGACAAAGCAGCAGAGATGGGTAGGTTGCACAATAGCATCATCAGAGGGGCTGGCAATATCGCTGGCTTTATCGGTGAAGCCATTGCTCAGCAGGTGTTGGGTGGTGAGCTTAAGAACACCTACCAATATGATCTTGTGCTACCATCTGGCAAGACCGTTGATGTGAAGACAAAGCAGACCAGTGTCAAACCTCTTGAAACCTATGAGTGTTCTATTGCTGCACTCAATACAACCCAAGAGTGTGATTACTATTGCTTTGTTCGCGTCAAGAATGACTTCACTGTAGGCTGGTATCTTGGCATGTATGATAAGAAACAATACATGGAAGATGCTGTCTTTATGAAGAAAGGAACTGTTGACTCCAGCAATGGATATACAGTAAAATCAGATTGTTACAATCTAAAAATCTCTAGCTTGAAAGATATTATATGAACCACCCTAATAACCTACCAGAAAAGAAGACAGCAGTTGATGTGACTAGCATGTCTAGCAAGATCAAGGAGGTTGTTTACACCACTGTGCCAGACAGCACCCTCACTCTGTGTCTGTTGTACATGAAGAACGGATATGTTGTTATTGGTAAGAGCGCATGCGTTGATGCTTCTAAGTTCAATGCTGCTCTTGGCGAGAAGTATGCGTATGAAGATGCGCTTAATAACCTGTGGCCCTTGGAGGGCTATTTGATGGCAGAGAAACTTATGGAGGATAAGAATGCAAGTTAAGTCTGAACGATTCCCACCACTGCGGATTCAAGCAGAGCAAGGCTACAAAGCCTTTCACAAAGGATGGCTGGTCAACAGCTACAATCCTAACAGCATGGCTGGTAAAGAATGGCAGCGAGGTTTTGACTTCGCCTATTTTGAGAACATCCATCACCTAACCAACTGGGTTAGTGACAAGCACAAAGCAGTGCAGCAGTAATGAAAAAGCCAGCTTAGTTGCTGGCTTTTCTTTTTAGCGCCTAGTAGCTAGGCCACCCTTTGCAAGCTTGGGAGTAATCTCCCTCACCTTTTGCAATGACAACTTTCGTTTATCTTCAGCCTTTGCTGTCGAAGGAAAGCCGCCCTCTGTTGCTGAGAACTCATTAAGCACTTCTCGCAGCTGCCTAACATTCTGAGCTTTCTGCTTAGCCCCAATACCATCAAGGATGTCAGCAATCTTTGGAAGCTCTCTGACAATACCACCATAGTCAGCCATCTGATCTATGGCAGATTGGTATTGCTGTCCTGTGCCAGCACGAATAGCACCCTTCGACATTTCCATGTAAGAGTTCATCAGATCACGAAGACTAGTGTACGACATATACGCCAGCTTAGCTGCTTCCTTTGGATTCTTTGACTCAACAGCTTTCTTGATATAGTCCCGTGTAACATCACGCTCTTCTACCAATTCAGCTTTTGTTTTGATGCCAGTCAGAGCTTGATTGAATTGCTCATTTGAAAACTCACGATCTGTTGACACACCTTTCAGTGTAGGGTTTCTACCCTTAACGCGAAGCTTGTTAGCTTCAAGCATCATGTCTTCAGTTTCATTGAAGCCAGCACGAGGCAGCGAAATAGGACGAACAACATCAGGCGCACCAGTGATGGCACGAATGATAGTGTTCATATCTTTCTTATCATAGTTGGCAGTACTCATGTTAATGCGTGAGAACATGTAATCAGCATACGGGATTTCCGTATAGAGATAGTTCTCAGGATTGCGACCACCAAAGGTCTT